GGCAGGTGCTACTCAACAGCCGAATCTATTCTGGCACAAGCAAGCCGTTGGTATTGGCTCAGTCAAACTTCCTAAGCTGCATTCAACTGACACGGTAGCCACGACTGAAGATGGATTGTCGATCAGAGTTTCTAAGGGCGTTTCAATCTTAGAGAACAAGCAGATCGTTCGATTCGACTTCCTACCTGCGTATGGTGTGTTTAATCCATTTTTCGCAGGCCAAGGATTTGGGACTTAGTAAGTAAAATCAATAACTTAGTCTATATTATAAGTTTTGATTGCATGAGTGTATAATGACTCCCTTAGTTAATAACTTTGGGAGTCTATTATGCAAATCACACAAGCATTAGTTAAAGAAGTATTAGATTACAATCAAGATACAGGTATTTTTGTTTGGAAGAGAAGGGCAAGGATTTATTTTAATTGTGACCGTAGCTGGAATAGGTGGAATAACCGATATTCAGGGAAAGTGGCTGGAAGTGTTGCGAGCCATGGGTACATAAGGATCTGTATTAACAATGTTAGGCATCTAGCGCATAGACTGGCTTATTTGTATGTTCACGGGGTCATGCCTAAAAACGTACTGCACGACAACCAGAATCCTTTGAGCAACGGGATTAATAATCTAAAAGACGGAACGCACAAGGAAAATCTTCGTAATACGAGGTTAAGCAAGAACAATACGAGTGGTTTTAATGGTGTTTATTGGAGTATAGGGAAAAGGAAATGGTGCGCACAAATAATGGTAGATGGTCGGTGCATTCCATTAGGGGTATACGTAAGCAAACGAGATGCTATTGCTGCCAGGAAAGCAGCAAATATTAAATATGGATTTCACAAGAACCACGGCAAAGCAGCCTAAGAGGTTAATATGATTAAATACATGCGACCAAGCGGCAATCCGATTGAGCTTGCAGATACGCCCAATATGGCTAAATTTGCAGAACAGAATGGCTTTACACGTATCATCAAGTCATCTAGCAAAGAATCGTCTGAGGATGTCGAGATACCCAAATTCACCAAGAAGAATAAAAGGAAAGGCTAGTGGCGACCGCTGGACAAGTATTAAAGTCATCCTTGCAACGTGTATTAGTCCAAGCTTCTGAATCTCAATTGCAGCCGGACGAGTTCCAGGATGCTATTTTTGACATGAATAATTACATGTTAGCCCTGGATGCTGAAGGGGTTAATTTAGGCTATACAGTCATTGAGAACTTAGGCGATGAGGTGACAGTGCCATTAGGTGCATTAAGGGGCGTTATTGCTAATGTAGCTATTGAAGTCTCCCCGGACTATAACGGCACCATATCACCAGCTTTAGTCAAAGCAGCAAAGGAAGGTTTGAGAGTCATGCGGTTATTGGGCCAACGTATCCCCAGATCAGAATTCCCCGGAAATTTACCTGTTGGCTCAGGTAACGAAGGCGATCATTCCTTCACCAGCCACTTCTATCCAGGCATATCAGAAGCCGAGATATTAGCCGAGACTACTGGATCAATCAGGCTAGAAGTCAATACTAACGAGACAGCATAATGCCACATCCGACTGACAACAGAGGGAGGAAGATATCTAACTTTCCAATAGACAACGCGAAGTTTGCTGCGGGGTTTATGGAGTTTATATCTAATGGCGTAAATTTTAAGATCGCTGTTACTGATGTCATTGCTGCATTAGGCGCCACAGGTACGCTAGTCCAACAGGGCGATGTATTAGGCACTCCGATATTAAACATCCAGGGATCAGTTAATAACATACGGAACTTGGAGACAGAGCCTGGTATCACAGCAGAAGTATCTCCTCAAGGCGGCGCATTACTAAAGAACAGGAGCATACCGGGTTCAGGGATATCGATTGTAGCAGTCGGTCAAGATTTGCAGTTTAGTGCGGTTGACGTACCGACCAGTTCTAAGACTATTATTGTTGGGGATATTACAGACTTTCCTGCCCCTGTAGCCGGTGTCATTACGTTACTGACTGACAGAGAATATTTTCTTATCAATGACATCTCTACCACTAACCGATTTGTTTTTAGTAATAAGTCAGTCATTAAAGCAGGTGATGCCCTCACTATAACATTGACTTACACAGGTGTTGATTCCATGTTCACCAGTACAGTCACCAATGCAAGAATCACAAATATTGCGCTTGACTGCCCTAACGGAACATTATTTGACCTGTCGTCTGGTGGCGGTTTTAATGCAATTTTATTATTTGTATTAAGTTGCGATAAAATAGTCACAGTTAACGCATTAGGCGCCTTGTTTATGTCTACTTGTGTCTTTGCAAATGTCATTACAGAAGGATTCGAGTTTAGCGGCGCTAATGTGATATTTTTCTTAAATGATATCAAGTTGACGATGAGCGGGGGGACATTATTTAATCTAGGGACTGCTACATTTGATACTTTTATGGTAACCGATGCAACATTTGAACTAGACGGCGCCATCACCTTTATATCAGGCGCTACCGGATCGGCCAACATCAATGCTGATCGTGTTGGCACTGTTACAAATGTTCGGATAGGCGGTACCGGGCCTATTACGCCAACATCTGGCATAACAGAAGATGACGCCCAGTGGGAATTCCAAGAAAACGATCTGCTAAAGAATACGGTTAGATCGGCATTGATATCTGTAGTAGATAATGCAACTCCAACGGCAATTAGCGTGGGAGTAGGTGATTTAGGTAATCCCATTCAAGTAACAGCGACATGGACGGAACAGGTCGCGTCAGGGTACACAACCACAGCGACAGGGGAGATAACTAGAACTGGCAAGAAACAACAAGCTATTGTTGCTATCCAGGTGACAGCTATAAAAGCCGGTGGCGGAACAGTTGATTATAAATTCTATCTCGCACTAGGTGGGGTGGTTATTACTGATTCAGCAACAAGGGTTAATCTTGACTCGGTTGAGAATAACTTCGGTCTTATATGGGACTTGGAATTGGCTGATACAAATGAATTGAGTTTATTTGTCGAGGCCCAGACCGGAACCGATGATGTAACTGTAATAGATTCACGTTTCAGGGTGAGCTAATGGGTGCTGTTGGGGCAAGAACGCCTCTACCCTTTACCAACGGTTTTTATGTACTAGACGATCTGGAATTATCCGCCCAAGAATGCCGGAACTGGCGTACAAATATCCCTCAAGCCCCATCCCTCAGTACAGAAACATTGGTTGAAACAGAAGGCTTAGTACAAGTAGCGACAACTGGTGCATCGATACTAGATGCAAACCGAGGCGCTTTCACTCTTAACTTAAAGCCTTATTTTGTTAATCGTAATTCTCTTTTCCGGTTAAATTCAGATTTCTCCCTGGATAACTTAGGGACAATAGAGGGTACAGGCCGTGTGTCAATGGATGAGAACGGCGTACAGCTATTTATTCAGGTGCCAAGGGGCAAAGGGTACATATTCACAGAAAACCCGGATACGTTAACTGAGATAATAGATCCAGACTTCAGGGCTAACGGAAACCCAGAACAGGTTGAGTTTGTGGACGGTTTTTTCATGCTGTCAACAGATGCAAAGAAATTCATCATATCGGCCTTAAACGATGGACTGACTTATAACGCTTTAGACTTTGCAACGGCTGAATCAGATCCAGATACAATAGTCGGATTAATAATTTACAACAATGAACCATTTATAGCAGGCGGATCAACCTATGAAGGGTTTAATAATCCACCAGATACTGACGCAGAGTTCCCATTTATTCGTACAGGGCTTTTCCTGGATAAAGGGTTATTCGCCCCTTTCTCACTGGTAAACTCTAATAATACGTTTATGTGGGTTGGTGGAGACGACAAAGAAGATCCGGCTATATGGCAGTTTGAAAGCAATAGGGCGGTAAAAATCTCCACTACTGCTATCGACATTGAGCTATCTAAACTCACAGAGGAAGAAGTCAACAAGATATTTGCTTACACCTTTGCCATCAAAGGAGCCTACATTATCGGCTTCACCTTGCCTAACACCACATTTGAATTTAATGCTATTACGGGGCGATGGAATGAACGTAAGTCTAAGATAGTACTGCCAGGTGGTGAGGTTATTCAAACTCGATGCAGGATAAACTCAATCGTGTCGGCTTATGGGAAGAAATTTGTCGGGGATTCAGAGGATGGACGGATAGGATTTATTGATCCAACTACCTTTACAGAATATGGCGAGGTGATAATTCGTAGAATGGCAACGCAGCCATTTATCAACAATATGGATCATTTTAAACTCCCTTATTTTGAGTTTAATTGTCAGTCTGGGGTAGGAAATGATGACGTAGAAGATCCAGAAGTCAGAGTGGATATCTCAGACGACGGAGGGCATACCTACAAATTTGACAGATCGAGAAAATTAGGTAAAAAAGGGGAGTTTAAAAAGCGTCAGATATGGAACAGGAATGGTGATTATCCAAACAGTATCCATTTTTCAAGAATAAACCCATCTTCCATAGCTTCGTCTACGACTTCTGTTGTGATTGACTTAATCAAATCAACATCATAAGTCCGCTCGGCATATACCTGGGGTTTAAGTTGAGCGTTCATATCACTCCAACAAAAGGGCTCTGATGTGTTACCGAGAATTCTGCAATCTCGATATTCACTAAGGTAAAGGTATCTGCAAGGCCGCTTAATTGAACTTGAAATAGATTCCCTACTTCATCTGGGATAATTTCTGCTATAAAAGACAAGGAGATAGTCGTTACTGCGTTATTCCTGCCTACTCCGACTTGTAGCGTATCGACGACTACAGAGTCTGTAAAATCAAGAAGTCTAGCGCCCATAATCCGAGAAAAGTTAGCCTCGTCATGGGATACCGTAATAATTAGAACAACCAGCCAAATCCCTTCTTGCTCTAATACCAATCCATCGTTTGCAAGGTCTTGTATAACTAGTCTGGGCGTTGTAATAACAACTGAGTCCCATCCTGTGATAGTTTCCCAAGTAACCCCTAGATCAGGAAACGATCCAGGAGTGCCTTGTGCTATTCCGCCAAATGCTGAGCCTGTGAATAACTCTAAGGCTGCTGTTTTGGTTACATACAATATAGCTATTTGGTTAAGAAAGTC